AACACAAACAGCATTTGCAGCATTAGGAACTGTCCAAGCCAACGGTGGTAATGGTGGAACTGGTGTAAACAATAATGGTTTTACCAACAACAACGGTGTGAACGGCAACGGCGGTTCCGTCTGTATTATGATAATGAGCTAGGAGGAAAGATGAATACTATTATTATTAAAACATTACTTGCTCCTACATCTACCGCAGAGGAAGCAACGCTTATAGCAGAAGCCACAGGATGTTCTGGTTTCTATTTAACCATTCCTCCTTCTATGATGGACAACGTAGAAGAAGGTGATACCTTTCCTCTTATTGTAGAAGAAGAATACCCATTGGAGGAAGGATGATAGAAACCCTCATTACAGCCGCTCTAGGGCCAGCAGGAGCCGTCGCAGTTCTTCTCCTAGTATTGGGTGGCGTTTATAAAATAATCGTCTCATATGTCTTCCCAATAGCCAAGGAATACGTGGACAACCAAGCTGCCTCCATGAAAGAAATACTTGTCGAACATAAGGAAGACAGAAAAGTTTTTCAAGATACAATAACTACATTAGCCAAGAGACAGTCCCGCTTGGAGAATGATGTAGAAGATATCAAATCAGATATCAAAGTTATAAAGGAGAGATTGTAATGTCTTTGTACGAGAATATAAATAAGCGCAAGAAGGCTGGAACTTCTCGCTCAAAAAAGAAATCAACAATTGATCCAAAGACCTACAAGAAAATGAAGGAGAAGAAAGGTGGCTTCAAACCAAAAGGCAAGTAAAAAAACTTACACAAACCCAGAGACAGGTAGAAAGAAAACTGTACGCTATGGACAGAAGGGAGCAACAGTATCACCAGGAACTAAGAAGGGTGACAGTTACTGCGCTCGCTCTAATGGTATTAAAAAAGGATTACCTCCTTCTAAAGCCAATGACCCTAACACACCAAACAATCTATCAAGAAAGAAATGGAAGTGTGTTGGGGACAAATCTAAAAAGTAATAGGAGATAGAATGCAAATCATAACAAAGAAAGTTTCTAAAGTTCCATCAGTTAAAGCAGCAGTTGAAGCTGAGAAAGTTAAAGATACAAAAGCCGAGAAGATAGTCGAGGCTGTTAAAGATGTAGCTCCAGTAGTAGCACAGGTAGCAGTTGACTTAGCTGGACCAAAGAAGAAAGCCGATGTTAAAACTTGGACGGCTGTTGGTCTATCAACGCTGTATATAATCATTGATCTACTTCAGCACCTATCAGTAATTTAATTCTAACAGAAAGATTAAAGCCACCAAGGATTTCTCTTTGGTGGCTTCTTTCATTTAGGAGGATATAATGTCAATCAATCAAGGGAGGATGGCGTCCTCACTAATAGTGAAAACGTCAAGAGAACCCTTAACAAAGTGCGATACATTATAAATAAAATCATTCCCTATTATTTTGTACAAATCCATGCTTCTCCTTCTTTGGTCCATGTGGAAACCCAGCCCTTGTCTGAATCTTCCCAACCAAACTTTACAATCCAACCTTTGTCAGATTTGTTTCCATTATTGCAGCGGGTTAAAGAAGGAGATGTTTCATCAATCCATCTCTTTAACTTAGGCGCAGAGAAACAATAAATCTTTTTATCAAAACGATTAACAAAGAAAAGAAAATTCATCTTTCCTTTCTCACCCATCTTCCACCAGTTTGGTCTGCAAGTCTTTTCATTATCCTTCCAGATCTCAACAACACCAGTGCTATATCTTGTAGCTCCAGAACCACCAGCTAAACATTTAACTTCAATGCCTTTTGTTTTTTTATCTTTCATCAACCAGATGTAATCATGTTCTCCATCAAAGTCTAGATGCTGATAAACCCAGTGCGGTGTTCTCTGCCAATCAGCCAGACAAGCTACGTCTTTTAAATATTTAAATAAATCTTCAGCCGCCTTCTCTCCCTCGTTGCCTAGTATGAGGGAATCCCAGAAATTATTTTGTGCCATTTTATATTCTCCACTAATTATAGTTTTTGTCTAGAGACTTTACATCTCTAACTATAAATAGTTTAATTAGTATAAAATGGCTTTTCTGATCCTATTATTTTTCGATTGATGAAATTATTTTTGCTGACATAGAATCCTTTAGTCTGCCAGCCAGTTCTTCCCAACGATTGTAAAGTGTTTTGCGGGAAGTTATTCCTAACAAATCCATTGCCATCTCGTCAGCCATTTCTCCTGATGCCCAAAGAACTAGAACCTTTTCCTTTTCATCCTTTGTCCAATCAGCAGTAATCACACCCTTAGATTTAACCATCCAATCCTCCATGTTTTTTGCAAGCTCTCCACTGGATATGATCTCCTTCATAGCAGCAGACTTGTCGAATGCATTAGAACAATTCTCCAACAAATAATACCACGCTGCGACTTGAATACTTTTACGAAGTTTTCTTTCTTCGTCCCAACCTAGAACTAAGTTATCATTATAATAACCTCTGACAGTTTTGCAACAAGCATAATCTTTTTCCCAAATATAAATCCAACAGTCAGATACTAAATCATCAAAGTCCATTCCATACTTCTTCATGATGGAGACTTTTCTCTTAGCCTCTGGTGCTCTCTTAAAATATTCTTTGATGTGACCGTATGAAGCCTCTTTGTCCGCCAACCATTCCTTGAATCCCTTTTCCATTCTTCGACCCTCCATACTATATAGTATATTATAACCAGATTTTCTATTCCGTTAAGAACTTTTTTAAAAAAAAATTAAAATCCGTTACACAAAATTTGCCACTATTTCCTCTTATACCTTTGTGTAACAAAGGGGGCTACGCCCTCTGGTGCTACGCACAACTGAGAAGTTAAGTTTAAGTTAAGTAAAATATTCCAACAAGAATATTTCCAACAACAAACTATTTAATATAGGAGGATAGAGATGTTAAGAAGTACTTTAGATATAGAGGGTTCAATCCCTGCTGAACGAGCAGCCTTAGAGGTTCCGCTACCAATGTCAGCCGATGACTATTATAGAATCGAGGGCATAGAAAAAATAAAGTGTGATGATCCAGATGTAATCTTTCTGTTGGAAAAAATAAGAGAGATACATAGAAAGATGGATCGCCTGATGAAAGATCTTGAAGAACTTTCTGTAGGAAATAAATAATGAAAAAAGAATTAAAGATCTTAGAGGAGCAAACAGACTTGAAAGATTCATGGAGATATATTCCTGTAGGTATTGACACCTGGAAGTTAGAAGGATCTCTTACCTCACCAGAAGATTCTTACATAGCAATTTTAGATGGGCATCCTAATGGAAAGGAGATGCCTTCAGGAATAGAGATCATTTCTTCTCTTCCAGAAATAGAAAATAAAATAGTTTACTATTACCTATGGGAAGGAATCTCATTTTCAAAGATAGGAAAAATGCTGGGCTTTACAAAACAAAGAGCACATCAAATTTATCATTCAGCAATACACAAACTAAAGGAGCAACATAAAGATGGATTCTCAAATTAACCCGCTAATTGGAAAGGTTCTTTGTTGGAAGACTTTATCCCTACCAGCAGAAGATATTATTCTTCTAGCAAAAAGAATTAGAGAGGGGACTAATATAACAAAATGTACATTATCCCCTAGAGCAGAAATGGTTGAGGCGTTTGGAATGATTATAGATATTGTTGGAGATGAAGTAAAAGTATTAGACTTCTCCAACAGAAAAGAATACTTCTTCCCTATACACATGGTTCCAATATTGACGAACTAATATTTAATGGAGGTTACCTTGAAAAATAATAAACCAATAACCCATATAGTTGTACATCATTCAGCATCAAGACCTGATACCACACCAGCAGAGATAGAAGAATGGCACAGAGCTAGAGGCTTTAAAGGAATAGGATATCATAAGATAATAACTGAAGATGGAGAGATACATTCTACAAGACCAGAAGATATAGTTCCAGCTTCAGTTAAAGGAAAGAATAAAGGAACCTTAACAGTTTGTCTAACAGGAAACTTTGAAGAGGAAGAACCAAAACCATTTCAGTTGGTAGCTCTACAGATACAGATAAGAAAGTGGAAAGAAGATCATCCAGCCGCAAAGGTTGTAGCACATAAAGACCTAGCTCCAACCCTTTGCTGTGGTAAGTATTTATATAGCTGGTTAAAAGAGAACTACCCAGATAATGAATAACAAAGTGGGTTAAATAGAAAAGAATAATGCTTACAAAATATTTCCAAAAAGCTAGAAAGTCATAGCCACCTGAAAAAAGATAAAGGGAAATAATGTTATCGCTAGCTTAGCTTAAACCGCTTAGGTACTATAATAAAGTAAGTTCAATCCACAATTAAGTGGAACTTACAAAATAGGTTTAGCATCTTGGTTGATTAGACATTACTTTAACTGACCATCTATAAATAATTAAAATGCTTAGCTAATTCTATATGTATCGTTATCCTCTACAATCCTTGGAGCCAGATAGTCGCCACGCTATCTGGTTTCTTTTTTTTTAAATAGTTCTAGTATAATGGCTGCGGAAGTTCTGATGGTCAGAGCTTCTAATATAACAACAAAACATTTTGTTATTCTATAACGTACCTTCGTCCTTATCCCCAATCATTATCAGCCTCTAGTGTCACCCCGCACTAGAGGTTTTTTTTATTTATTTTCTGGACACCACCCGAAATCTGGTAATAAAATATCATATGGTACAGGAGAACTAGAATGTCATTTAACCCAAGAGAACTATTCGCTTCAGAATTTATATACGATGTTATGCTTAAGCCAACTAAGATTGCTAAAGGTTGCGGCATAGAATACAATGGCTCAGAATATTTATTTATTTCTGCCCGACTACATAGCATGGGATTTATAGATAGTCTGTTGGATGTACCTTACACTATGTATGATAAGACTTCTAAAAGAAAAGATGCCATCACAAAGAAGATAACACTGCATAATATCTTTACTGGAGAAGAAGAGATCTATCTTGTTGATGGGACCACAGAAGGATTCGATTACATTATTTGACTTATTCTCCACTAATGAAGGATTATAGATTAAGTAATCCTATCATAAGGAGATTAAATAAAATGCCTAGGAAACCAATGCCTCACAATCAAATGAGGAAGGCGGTTCAAGACAGAAAGATTGATGACCTTTTGTGGGCCTGTCTTGAACTTGCTTGTGTAGAAATAAAACAATCGGGAAAGACTGAGACATTTTCTGGTAGAGATTTACAGTCGCTCATTGAAGCTGTAATCAAAATAGAAAAAGATAAGCGTGATAGAGGCGAAGCCACCAACGATAAAGAAACCAACAAGAAAATAAAAGAGATAGATAGTTGGGTTAGGCAGGCTAGATAAACATGAAGTTAACAACAGCTTATCAAAAAATAATAGCTGACCCTATTGAATTTATCAGTAGGTTAAAGATCGTTGATAAGAAGGGTAAGCTAACAACTTTAAAACCAAATGAAGAACAGATTAAAATAATCCAAACCTTACATTCAGGTGGAGATACGTTAATCTTAAAGCCAAGACAGATTGGTTCATCAACTATTGTATGTGCTTATTTCTTTTGGAAAGCATACACAGCAGAAGACCCAATCACACATGCAACTTTATCTCACAAGTTAGCATCATCAAAGCATCTGTTGGAAATGCAAAAAAGATTTTATCATAATCTACCAGACGCCCTAAAGATTGGATTATCTATAGACAATACAACTGAATTCCGTTTCGCTAATGGAGCAGGATTAATTGCTGTATCTGCTGAAGGTAAAGGTGGTCTAAGATCTTTCACTTGTTCTTCATTACATATATCTGAATATGCTTTCGCAGATAATCCAGAAGAATTAAAAGCTACTGCAATCGCTGCTCTTAATGGTGGTCAGTTAGTTATTGAAAGCACAGCTAATTATTTTAATGATGCTCTTCACCAAGAAGTAATGAAGCATGAAAGAGGATTAGCTGAATGGAACTATCTATTCTTTCCTTGGTATTCTCACACAGAATATATGACACCAATAAATAGAAACACTGACCCAGCTTGGACTGAAGAAGAACTAGAAATAAAAGAAAGATTTTCTTTAACCTTTCCTCAGTTATGGTGGAGAAGAAAGAACATTGAAAAGATTGGGTTAGATAAATTCACTAGAGAATATCCAACTACATTAGAAGAAGCCTACAGACAGATAGGCAATTCTTATTTCAGCTCAACTGATTTAACTAATGTAGAAATAATAAAAGTAGATACAAGCGATTCAATAATCTTTGAAGATCCAGATCCAGATGATAGATATGCAATGGGTGTTGACGTAGCTGCTGGTGTCAATAGAGACTATTCAGTTATTCAAGTTCTTTCCAAAAAGACTTATCAACCTGTAGCTATTTTTAGATCTAATAAAATAATCCCTGTTGAACTAGCCGAAGTAATAGACGATCTATCTAAGATGTATAATGATGCAACTGCTCTGATAGAAAGTAACAACTATGGTAACGTAGTAATCAATGAACTAAAGCACATGGGATTTAAAAGATTCTGGTTGGATACTGATGGAACTGATTGGCAAACAACATCCAAGTCTAAGGTCTTTATGTTTGAGAATCTAAAGACTTTAATTCGCACAGGAAAGATCAGACAAATAGATAATATAACTTATGCAGAAATAAGATCCTTGCAAGTAAATGAAAAGGGAACAATCATTATTCCCGATAACTTAGATAGCCACGGAGATAATGCTGTAGCACTTGCCTTATGCTCTGTATGTATAGAAGGTGTAAAACTTCCAGAAAAAACATTCTTACCAAGCTGGATCATAGCTAACAAAGCTTCTAAAGTTTTGTCTAAATCTGGTGTAGGTGTCGGACAATATAGGAGATATTAAAATGGGTTTCTCAGAAGACGATAGAATCAGAGCCAAAAATAGGAAAAAAAAGGAAGAGCCATTAAAGGGAGCAGACATAAAGGCTGTAGAATTAAAGCCAATGTTTGGAACAACCCTTATGTTGGTTCCTCCTGATGGATTTCATAGATGCATTAGATGCCATGTAGCTAAACCAACTGGTACAGGATTTTATAAAAAAGATCTTTTGGATAAAGCTTCAGGGTTTTGCATTGACTGTATAGACATTCATGGTAGGGAAGTCTTGACTTCTTCTCTAAAGATGAGGGATTAATAAATGGCTAGAACAACAAAGGATACAATTTCTTTAATAAGAACTATCCTACAAGACCATCATGATTACTGGGATGCACAAGCCACCACCCTAAAGAAGTATAAGAATACCTACGAGAATAAGTTTTGGGAAGGTCAGAGCTACGATGAAAGCATGATTCGTATTGAGACTGCTGATTGCTTTTCTTATATTGAAGGATTTATTGCTGCTCTATTCTCTAAAGCTCCAGCAGTTATTATTGGTGGAGATGCTGCTAATATGGCAGGAGATCCTGAGCTTGCACAAGAAGCTGCAAATAGATTTCTTTTTTCACAAAGAGAACAGCTTGAGATTGCTTCACGTTTAGCTCTTATTTATCCTTCATCATTTCTTAAGCTATCTCCAACTTCATCTCAGGAAATGCTAGATAAAGTTTCTATTAGAGCTGTTCCTCCTTGGGAAATAATAGTTGATAGAGATGCATCTGCTTGGGAATCTCAGCGTTTTGTTGGACATACTTATTACCTAACAATCCCAGAAGCAAGAGAGAAGTTTGGATCTAAAAAGTTTACAGCAGTTCCAAAGGTAGATTACTTCCAAACAGATGTATCACCATATAGAGGTGGAGCTTCTTCTGGTCCTTGGGGTGGAGGTAATACTTCTATCGCTTCTCTTCCAGATGATTATCTTTATATTAAAGTTGTTGAGCTTTATGATATGTCTTATGACAGATTATATTTCTGGTCGCCTAACTATAAGAATGGCGATGATATGTTAGAGGTGGCAGAGATTCCTGTTAGAACTTATGACGATAGACCACTAGCTTCTATTGCTCCGCTTTATTATTCTCGTAAACCTGACAGACCAATGGAAGGTATCTCTGCTGTTGCTCGTGTTTATGATCAGTTTTATGAAAAGAATATTTTAAGAACTTACTGGGCTAATGCTGTTCGTAGAGACAGCAGACAGTATCTATACAAAGAAGGTTCATTTGATGAAGATGAATTAGCAAAGATTACTGCTGGTGTTGATGGTGCTATGATTGCTGTTGATGAACAATCTCTTGAAGGATTAATTAAACAAGTTGATGTAACACCAATCTCTTCTAACTTTGATCGCTACTTAGGATTTATAGAATCAGATATTAATCGTGGTTCTATTCTTGCTCCATTCTCTAGAGGCGAAGCTACCAAAGCAACAGCTACAGAGATAACTGCACTTGCTACTTATTCAGCTTCAGAGATTGGAAAGCTAGCAAGAGACAGAGATGGTGCTATAGAATGGATAGCAAATATATATCTTAGAACACTTTCACTTTTGGCAGAAGATGGAGATAAGGCTGTATTAAATGTAAAAGGCAAAGCAAAAATAATAACCACAAAAGATCTACACGGCAAGTTCCGAATCTCAGCATTAGATCAAGGTAACCAACCAATTGCAGATGCCATCAAGAAACAAAACCTTTTACAACTTCTGCCAATCCTTACACAGCTTGGGGTTCCTAATGAGAAACTTAAAGAAGGAATCATCAGAGCATATGATCTTCCAGAAGATTATTTAAAAGTTCCACCACCAGTAGCTCCTCCAATGGCACCACCAATAGGGCCAGGTTCAACCCCAGATATAACTACAGGTGAACCAACAGAGCAAGAACTTCCAGCAGAAATTCTAGCAGAACAGTTAGCTGGTAGAGCACAAACAGTATAGGAATAAAGATGCCAATATATCAATATACATGTAAGTCATGTTCAACAGTACACGAAAGATTGTTACCAATGTCAAAGATGGATTCTTTTATTGAAGAAAATTCTTGTGAATGTGGTGGAGATTTGCGGAGAAAAATAACTGCACCTGCTCATACACCTTCTGGCTGGGGAGATATGACTGGTCGTTATGGTGTTAATGGATTTTTCTCTAAAGCACTTGGAGCTTATACAGATTCACCAGAAATGGAAAGAAAGATTATGGAGAAAAGAGGATTCATTAGAGAATCAGATCTTCCAAAGAATTACTGGGAAGATGAGACAGCTAGACGATTAGGCTTAATGAGAGAACAAGATAAAATAACTGAAGAATATAAAGGACTTCTTTCTGCTGGACATTCAAAAGAAGAAGCGATTGCTCAAACATTTTCAACTGATAGAATCATGTCGGGTGAACTGGACAGAATCTGGGGAACCAAACCAAAAACAAACACTACAATAGGAGAGGCTTAATATGATGAAAGGAAAAGACAAAGAGAAATTAACCATCGTAATTGGTGGTAGATCTCCATCCGAAGAAGAACCACTTGCTGAGGATTTAAATGAAGCAGAAATGAAAGACGAAGAGATGTATGCAGCTATGGCACCAACAGGATCTTTTAAAGCTAAGGCTCTAAATAATCTTGTAACTGCCACAAATAAATTGCTTCCAGCTTTTGGTCAGACCCCAGATTATCCAATGTTTAAATCAGACATAACAACTTTCCCAACAGACTTTGTTAGAATTCTTGCTATGTTCTCTGATGCTTCTAAAGATGCTGTTGATGCAGAAGCTGTTGACCCAGAGCTTTTAATTTCTCTTGATGATATCTCTGATGATATGTCTGTTACTTCTGTTGCTGCAAAGTTAGATGCTCTTTCAAGATCTAAACCTTTCAAGAAGTTTCTAAAGGAACCTTACGAAACTAAAGGCGAAGAAAGTTCTGAAGCTTTAGCTGAAGGTGAAGAAGAGATGTCAGAAGAAGACATGGATTCCTTAATGATGGGCAGAATGTAATGCCCCTTAAAAAAGGATCTTCTAAAAAAACTATTTCCCAAAACATCGGAAAGATGGTGAAGGAAGGAAGACCACAGAAACAGGCTGTGGCAATTGCTCTTGACAAAGCTGGCAAGGGTAAGAAAAGTAAACCAACAAAAAAATAAATAAGGAAAAATAACATGAGCGCAGAGACTGTCATAGACAATACCTCTGTTGATACCACATCAGCAGAGACACCAGAAGCAGTAGACGGAGGAGAGCTACTTGCCGAAGACCTCTCAGTAGAAGATTTAATGGGCTTGAATTCTGACGTTGCTCCTGAATTTGGAGACAATGTAAATCATACTGGAATGAAGCCTTTGTCGGAATGGACTAAACATCTTCCAGAAGACGTAAGAAAACATCTAGCAAATATAAGATCTGACTATACAAGAAAGACCCAAGAGATTTCTTTAATGAGAAAGCAACTTGAGGATGAGCGTAGAGCATTAGCCCTACACAAAGAATCTACCTTAAATAATCCTGTTGCAAGAAGGGCAGAAGAGATTGCATCGAATCAGGAAGAATATGATCTTTATGATCCTGAAGGAATGAAGAAAGAAATAGAAAGACAAGCTGCAAAGATGTTGTCGGAAATGTTGAAGCCAGCACAGGAAGAAATAAAACTTCAGCAAAGAAAGATGGCACTAGAAGATTTCAAGAAAGAACATCCAGAGCTTACATCACCAGAATATAAAATGCCAATAGCAAAGATGTTGATGGAAAGACCTGAGCTAAAACTTGAAGATGCTTATTACATTGTTAAGGCAAAGGTTGACAGTCAGAAACTAAAATCAGAAAGAGAAGCTTTAGCTAATCAGACCTCTGCTCGTAGGGATGCTCTAAAGAAAACTTCTGTTGGTTCTGCTTCAACACCAAAAGGAACCCCAAAGTTCAGAGATGCTTGGGAAGCCTTTCAATATCACAAGTCACAATCACAGAAACCTAACTAAATAAAATATTTAATTTGACGTTTTCACTTCTATTAGAACGGGCAACCTTTCCCGCCGTAATAATAAAATCCATAGAGGACACTTTATTATGAAACTGGTGAAGGAACAAATAAAAGTGAAACCTCAAATGAGATACTTCAAGATTATTTGCACTTTATCAATAACATATTAATTTAAAAAATGAGGAGATTTTAACATGGCTATTTCTAATGATCTATTATCCTCAACCCTCTATTCAATCAGAGATGGAGAGGTTGACGAACTTTACCAAAAAGTCGCATTCCTTGATAGCGCCCGTAAACACGGTGGTATCGAGAAGGAAGACGGCGGTATCAAAATTCAGCGCCCACTTTCTATTGCAGAGCACAGCTCAATAACCCAGCTTCCTACTGGTTATGAGCCTGTCTCTCTCGCAGTAAGAGACGTATTGCAGCCAGCCATTTATGACTGGTGTGACTTTACCGCTCCAATCGTTGTAACCAAGAAAGAAGAACTTGAGAACAGCGGCGAGAAAGCAATTGTAAAAATCGTTGAAGCACGTATGAGAAGCGTTATGTCAATGCTTCGCAGAGAACTTAACAAGCAAATCCTTGCTGGTAATTCAACCATTCTCACCACAATGAACACCCTCTCTCCTGCTGCTGCTGCTGGCTTCTTCGAAGTTGAAACCAAAGCCACACAGTCACACGTAGTTGGTGGTGTTTCTAAGGCAACCTTCAACGTTCCTGGTTGGACCAATCAGATCTTCGACGTTGGTGCAGCTTTCGGTACTGATGGTATCCGTGGTATGCAAGCTATCTACATCGGCGCAAATTCCGTATCCCCAATGGGCGATGTAAATACTGTTCTTCTTTCTGAGAATGCAATGGCTAACTACCGCAGAGCACTATTTCAGCAAGAGCGTTACATCAACGAGAAGACCCTCGATGGTGGAAGAATGAGCCTTGCTTTCGCAGGTGCAGCAGTTGAGCAGGATCTTGAACTTGGATTCGATGCAACTTCAGTAGCATTTGCCAAGACAGCTCCAGTATCAGGTTACATGCTCAACTTTAACGGCGTAAAACTTGTCATCCACAAAGATGCAGATTTCGCAGTTTCACCATTCGAACATGTTGCAGGAACAACCGCAAGAGCCGCACAGCTTTACGTCAAGACCCAGCTTATTGCTGACCACCTTGGTAGCTGTGGTGTTCTATTCGACGGCGACACTTACTAATCTTAACATCTTAAAGGAGATAAAAAATTATGGCTACTTCTACATTAATTCAGTATTTAAGCTCTTCAGGTGTTACTGGTCTTGGTGCTTCAACATCATTCGGTACTACACCTTCAGACAGAAAACAGGTTGAGACTTTTCTCTTCACAAATCCAAACGCTGTAGGTGGTGCTTCCATCACCCTCACCTCTGGTGCTGTAATGGCTCTCGACGTTAGCAAGATGGCTACAGATAGCTCTGGTGGTCTTACCGCCCTATATGTAGTTCCTGCTGACTACAACAGCGCAACAGTACAGAAGCTTGTTGTTGGTTGTATTGAGATCGGTTCTGCTTCTGCTTCTGCTGGCACCCTCGTTGTTGCTCCACAGGAAACTGTTTCAGTCAACGTAGTTGTCAGAGGACCAGTAAAAAATGTTCCAGTTGTTGGTGCAGCCGCTGTTGGTGATCCACTAATCCTCGATCCTGCTGGTGCCACTAGCTCATGTGCCGCACAGCTTCCATACAATTCAGCATCTGCTGCTCTTGTTAGCGAAGCCTTTGCATTCGCACTTACCGTACCTGCTGCTGGTTTCCTAACAGCTTACGTACTAGGCAAGGGTATATAATCTAAACCCCGACAAGGTTAGCCTCTCCATCAGAAATGTTGGGGAGGCTTTTCTTTTTTAAAAAACCGTTACACAAAATGCGCCACTAAATCCTCTTATACCCTTAGCGTAGCGTAAGGGGGGCTGAGGAGAACGAAGTTAAACTGAGAGAAGAGAATCTTCCAACAAGGAAATTCCAACAAGATAAATCCCCACAAAAAGATTGGGTCACCTTCTTGTTGGAAATCTTCTCTTGACCATTACTATTTTAATAGGAATGAATAATGCCTACAAGAAATAAAGAGAGGGTACTAAATTGAATCTAACAGCTTTAAGAGAAAAAGTGAAGAATGTGATTGATTACAGTCCAGAACTTCAGCAATTTAATAACCAACTAGATCAGCTTCTTAATGATGCTTACTATTATATCTGGACATTTAAGCGTTGGAACTTTGCTACAAAGCTAGCTCAGTTTCCTTTCTGGGTTGATATGCTTCCAACTAGAGATATAGAAAATACTTTAACTGGATCTGTAAATGCAAACGTTGTTCAGGGTGAACGTCGTGTTGTCTTCTCAGCAGTAATGGACCGACTAACTTTTTATGGAACTAAAGTTTGGGAAGGACAGCCAATCTCAATTCAGAACTACGAATATAAAATATCTAAAGTTCTTTCTGGCAATACCATCTTGTTGGATATCCCATTTAAAGGAGATACAAACGCAGATGATATTAGCTGGGTAATAAAGAAGCGTTGGTATGATCTGCCTGAAGATACCTTAGAACTTCTTTATCTAGGTCACAGAGATTTTCCTTACAATACTGCTGCTGGTTCTTTTCCTCCATTTGGAAAGAGCACAGCTATTATGGCACGAAGAGATGAGGAACTAGATCTAAGAGCGGATTATAAAGCTGCTTATGCTGAGGCTTATATTTGGTCACCAGCTTATCAAGTTCCTTCAGCAGAAAAGCTAGAGATGGATACCTCAACTGTTATAAGATTAGGAACTAGCATACCTTCAAATACTTATTGGGAAATCTGCTGGGCATTTGTTAAAGATGGAAAGATTGGTGCTTTATCTGAGCCACAAATAATCCATGTTACAGGACAAGACAATACAATAGATCTTAAGTTCTTAGCTTGGGATGATACAGAGATTGCAGCAGATGCTTATGTAGCTTCAGATAATTCTGCACCACCTTG